TTTTGTACATAATACATGGACAATGTGTGCGCACATGTTATGGGTAGCGTTTACTTGTAATGGTGGTACAGAGACTCGTAAGGGCGCAACGTGCATTGTAGCCACGCCTTATGATAACCAAGCACGTCTTATCTTTGACCAATTAAAAACGTTCATTGATAACAATCCAGTTCTAAAAGAATCTATTAAGTCTATGACTAAGAATCCATATGTAGTAGAGTTCAAGAACAAATCTATTATCCGTTTATTCACGGCTGGTACACGTTCTGGTTCTGAGGGTGGTTCATTACGTGGACAGAAAGCATCTTGGCTATATATGGATGAGGTCGATTACATGACTGATAAAGACTTCGAGGCAATCTATGCGATTACGTTCGAGGCACCAAACCGTATCGGTGTAATGGTTGCATCAACACCTACAGGACGTCGTGGTATGTTCTATAAACTATGTACGGACATGCAGCTAAACCAACGAGTAAGACGGTATAAGAATAACTTCTATGACTTACGGACGTATGACCGAAAAACATCAGAAGGCTGGCAAGAGTTCTATTATCCAACCATGGTCAACCCAGAGTGGGATGAGAAGATGGAACGAGAACTTAGAAAGCAGTTCTCTGAGGTTGCATACGAACACGAGGTACTAGCAGAGTTCGGTACTGAAATGGTCGGGGTATTTAACAAAGATTATATTGACGAAGCGGCTTCTAATGGTTACTCTCTGATTGAGCAACGTTTACATGGTGGCCCAATCTCTATCGGGATTGACTGGGATAAGTTCGGTAACGCCACTCAAATCGTTGTTACACAGTGGAATCCACATGATATTCGTAGACCTCGTCCAGAGTTTGGAGAGGCACCGGGAGCAGGACGATTCCAAGTTATTAATCGTATTGAAATACCTAAGGGTGAATTTACATACGATATAGCTGTTAAAAAAATTATAGAGCTAGATAGAATCTACAAACCATTTGCGATTTATCCTGACCGTGGAGCTGGGGAGTATCAGATTGAGACTCTTCGTAAAGCACTAGGAGATAAAGTAAAAGGTGTTCACTTTGGCGGAAGCCAAATGGTAAGAGACCCGTTCTCTCGTACGTTTGATAAGAAACCAATCAAGCCGTTCATGGTTAACCAAACAGTATTAATGCTAGAACGTGGACAGTTACGTATTCCAAATCGTGATGTAGATGAAGTCATTGCTCGCCAAATGACTAACTACCAAGTGGAACGTATTTCTCCCAAGACAGGCGAGCCGACTTACTCTAACGTTGACGAACATGCTTTAGATGGATTGATGTTATCTCTATTAGCTTTCATTAACGAAATGCCAGAGATTGCACAAACCATTGATGTTGTACCAGCAGCTACTAACTTTGGGCACGCAGCACTTAAGTTCGTAGACCCACTAATGGCTATCTTCCAGCAACAAGCAAGAGGGCTGGATAACAAGAAAGAACAAGAGTGGGATGAGCCATCGGCACCACCACCTAGACGAGCAAAACGTTCGGAAGGTACATTTACTTGGGGAAATAGGGGAAGCTCAAGAGCTAGCAAACCAATGCGACGTTCTTGGTAAAGTTGGGTAATAGGACGTAAGTCCTTTACTATAAATCCCTCCCTCTCCCTTTTTGATAGACAGGAAGTTCTTCCTCCCCTTTTCTCTTCCTGTCTATTTTTTTTATTATTTTACAGAAATTCGAGGTGAGATTATGGAGGACAAAGTATTCGGAGGCCCGGGTATTGATACGGACATAGAGAGAGCCATATTAAACTATCGTCCAGTTATTGAGATGACCGAGCGAGACCGTAAAAGTTTATTTCAGCAGTTAACAGAAGAAGGGAAAGTAGAGAAAGAAGATTTAACGGAGTCGCCTATTACGGATACATACGTAGAAATCTCAGAAGTCTATGACTACCTAGACAAATTAGTAGAAAAATTAGAAGACGGTATGAAGAATACCTTAATTCCAATTGACCCTAGCATCTTGGCAAACATCAAGGACACACCCGCAACTATACCGGGGCTTGATAAGATTGACCCAGATAAGGGACTTCCATTTGAAATCTATGCAGAGTCTTTAAATCATCCAGAGAATCCAACGTATATTCAGATTCAAGATGAGGTAGAGAAGTATGCAGAAGACATTAACGGAAATATTGCTTTGGAATTATACCCAGATATCAAGCATCTTCTTATGAATGTAGAAGAACTTCATTATCTTCTAGTTAAGACTATGTACAACCAAGTCACAAAACCTGAACGTATTCCAAGTAGCCCTTCATTTGATGAGGCTTATTATAATGAGCTAAAAGAAGTGGAAGGCCGTCAGCGTGAAGCATACGTAGCACTGAATGAGTTACATGACCTGAATCAAAACATTTATTATCAGGCATTAGCAAATAGTTATGA